TTTAGAAAAACCAAACGTTGCACAAGATATTTCTATGTTTTCAATAGTTCATCAAACTATATCAACATTAGCAATGCACGGTAACGCATTTGTATTAGTTGATAGAGATAGACAGGGTAGGCCAATACAACTTACGCCGATACACCCGGAAAAAGTCAAGGTAGAAATGGATAATGGTAAGAAGTGTTTTATGTTGATGACAAAGAAAGGTCAGTACGATAGAAAGATAACAAATTACAATATGTTACATTTGGTTTGGTATCAATATCCGGGTTCACTTACAGGCATTAGCCCATTAAGGGCAAATGGTAATACATACGGTCTTGCCTTGGCAATGGAAAGGCATTTATCACAATTTTACGGCCAAGGTGGTACACCGTCTAGTGTTTTGGAAACAGACAGAGATTTGACCGCGGAACAAGCAACTGTGTTAAAAGAAACGTGGTTGAACAATCACAACAGAAATAGGAAACCTGCTGTACTTACAGGGGGTTTAAAATGGAAAGCAATAAGTGCGGCGGCAGGTAATGAGCTTATTGAAGCAAGAGATCAAATTACACACGAAATAGCAAGAGTGTTTAGAATACCTGCACATTTACTTTTAGCTAAAGACGGATCAAATGTATATTCAAATCTTGAAAGTAACGGACTTGCATTTATACGTCATACGCTTTTACCTTGGATCAGAAGAATAGAAGATAGTTTTACTACACTTTTACCGGGTAAACAGTTTGTTAGATTAGATACAGATGAATACGCAAGGGGCGATCAATTAAGTCGTGTTAGGTCATTTCAAGTTGCAATATCTTCGGGTATGATGACACCTAATGAAGCACGGTCTAAATTAGATTTAGAACCTTATGAGGGTGGCGACAAGTTCTATATTGGACTACAAGGTGCATTGATTGATCCTACATTNCCACCACAAGGCGTAGATGAACATGATCCGACAAATATAGTAAATGAAGAATAATGCCATATTCAATAAGTACAGACGCTAAAGATTGTAACGGTTTCGCAGTAATCAAAGATGATGATAATAAACTTATGGGTTGCCATGAAACAGAAGAAAAAGCAAAAGATCAGATTACAGCATTAAATATTGCTGAAGCAGAATACAAAAGACAAGCAAACCCAGATCAAGATATATACGAAACAAAAGAAGAAGCTGAAGCAAAAGCAAAAGAAATAGGTTGTGTTGGATCGCATACACATGAAATAGACGGTAAGACGTATTTTATGCCTTGCGACAAAATGTCAGATTATGAAGAAATTACAGGTATGAAACATAAAGACGAAGATGATACAACGCTTGTAAGTTACAACAGCGAACAAAGAGCAGTTGACAGAAAACCGCCAAAATTTATGCAAGAAAACGCACAACGTGGTTTGGACAACTTAAACAAAGCAGGGGACGGACTAGTTGATGAAACTGTTAGACAAGCAAGAATAATGTCAAAAGGTGAACAATTAAGCATTGACAAGATAGTAAAAATATCTGCTTGGCACAAAAGACACTTATCAGATTTAGACAGAGAAAAATCAAATCCAAATGATCCAGATACTTGGCGTGCGTCAGATGTAGCATTTTTGTTATGGGGATCAAATCCTTGGACTGATCCTTTAGAAGCAGCTGATTGGGCAGATAGAAAAATAGCACAATTAGTAAATGAGGGTGAACTAGAACCAAGAAAAAAACATAGTGATAGTTCAACACCTGCACCTAAAAAAGACCAAGTAAAAGGATCGGCTAAAAACAAACCGGGATCAGCAAAAGGTAAAAAAGGTGGTATTACATTTTCAGAAGCAACAACAAAGTCTATAAAGACAATAGTTGATGAACATAACGACGAAGTATCAAGTATGGCTTCTTGGCGACGTTTAGGTATGGGTACAGCAAAAAGCGTTGTACGTAGAGGTTTTGGTGCATATAGCACATCACACCGTCCCGGTATATCAAGAAATGCTTGGGGATTAGCTAGATTACGTGCATTTAGTCATCTTCTAAAAAAAGACAGGCCTAAAAATCCAAAATACATTACCGATAATGATTTACTNCCTAAAGAACACCCAAGATATTCTGCAAAAGAAAAAAAATCGCAGGATCAACATATTGAAGTGTTTGACAGGGTAGTTGCTATATCACAAACGGTAGACGCTATTAGAAAGGACACTAATCTTAAAGAAATGGAAAGACTTACAGAAAATAGAAGTTTCACTTTTGCAGCAGTAGAAGAACGATCAGACGAAGATAATGATACATTATTATTTACAGGTTATGCTTCTGTCTTTGACAAGCCATACGGCGTTAGAGATAGCAGAGGTACATACAATGAAACAATCAAACCGGGTGCATTTAAGAAAACGTTAAATGAACAAGACGACGTTAGATTTTTAGTTAATCACGACGGTATACCACTAGCAAGAACATCAAGTGGTACATTAAATTTAGAAGAAGATGAATACGGATTATTCGTAAGAGCCGAACTTGATCCAAGCAATCCAACCGTCGCTGAAGTCGCAAGTGCAATGAAGCGTGGCGATCTAAACGAAATGTCGTTTGCGTTTGCCGCAATGCGTGATGACTTCAATCAAAACGGCGACGAAAGAACAGTATCGGAAGCAAGGTTATTTGACGTGAGCGTTGTAACTTATCCTGCTAATCCGTGGGCAGGGGCAAAATTACGTGGCATAGAGTTAGAAAACTTACACAAAGAGCTTGTAGAAGCACGATCCGGCGAAAAAGCAGCAGAAGTTTTAGAAGATTTTATTAACAAAGTTGCAGATAATGACGGCGTTGATAAAAAGCGAAGTAACGCACAAGTTGAACTTTTAAAATTAAAGTTAGAACGGGACGGTATTCGCTAAGACGTAACGCCGTGGTAAAAGCCGTGTATCACACTTAACTATCACACCTTACGCAGAAGTAAAAGGAAACTACAAACGAAAATACATACTATGAAAAAGTTAATTGAAGCTAGAGATAGTAAAGTAGCAGAACTTGACGGTCTTTTATCAGAATTAGATGAGATGACAGAGGGTGAAGAATTTGACGGCAAACTTGCAAGATCAAAAGATTTACACGTGGAAATCAAAGATATTGAAGAAAAAATAACCGACGCAAGAGAAGCTGCTGAAACTCTTAAAGCAGTTAAAGAAAGTAGAGATGAACTTGGCGTAGAAGATGATCAAATTGTTGAACAAGAAGCAGTTGTGGAAGTCAATGAGCCAGATATATACAGAGAGGGTGGACAACACTCTTTTATTATCTGACGCTTGGCAATCACGTTCTGGTAACGGTGCAGCACAAGAGAGATTAAACAAACACCAAGAATTTGAAGCCAGAGATGTTGGAACAGGTGCTTTTACAGGATTAGTTGTACCACAATACTTAGTTGATGAGTACGCACCAATCGCAAGAGCAGGTTCACCATTTTATAATGCTATACCTAAAAAGGACTTACCAGCATTTGGTAACAAAATTGAAATATCCAGAATAACAACTGGATCAGCAGCAGCAGAACAAGCTAGTGAAAACTCAGCTGTTCAAGAAACAAATATGGACGACACCTTATTGACAGTTAATGTTGATACTATTGCAGGTCAGCAAGACGTTTCAAGACAAGCTCTTGAAAGAGGTGGACAACCGGGTTTCTCATTGGAAAACATTATATTCCAAGACTTAGTTGCAGCTTATTACACAAAATTAGATAACCTTATGATTAACGGTTCTGGAAGTTCCGGGCAACCATTAGGTATATCACAAGTTTCTGGTATCAACCAAACAACTTATACAGACGCAAGTCCAACAGTTGCAGAGTTATATCCAAAACTTGCAGACGCAGTACAGGAAATCAATTCAAATAGATTTGCACCTGCTACTGCAATCCTTATGCACCCAAGACGTTGGGGTTTCTTAACAGCAGGTGTGGACAGTTCAAACCGTCCATTAGTATTACCAGCTGGTAACAACCCAGACAACGCAGCAGGTGTTGGGGAAGCAGCAGCTTATGGTCAAGTTGTAGGTAGTGTTCTAGGATTACCAGTAATCACAGACGCTAACATTAGAACTGATCTAGGTGCTGGTACTGAGGACGCTATTTATATAGCAAAAGTTGATGATCACATTATGTTTGAAGATAATTTGTTCCAACTTAAATTTGAAGAAACAAACGCAGGTAGCTTAACAACAAAAATGGTTGTTTATGGTTACGTTGCTTTTGCTTCTGGAAGATATCCAAAAGGAATATCAGAAATCGTAGGTACAGGACTTATTGCACCTACATTTTAATTAAATTATGGTTAAGGTGTGTTGGGCAACTAACACACCAGACCATTTAGGAAAGTATTATGGTAAAAGATAAAGAATTAATAGAAGCATTAAAAAAAGAATTAAAACACTATGAAGTCTATGGAAAGGCAGATCGTGCTGAAGAAGTTAAAAAAGCAATTAAAGCAGCTGGTGGAAAAGTTGAAACTAAATCTGCAAAACCTAAAGCTGAAAAAAAAGTAGAGAAAAAGAAGTAATGCCAAAACATTACGGTAAAAAAATGAAAGGTGGCAAAGGTAAAGGCCGAAAGAAAGGTAGATAATATCTTATGGCAATTACAAATGGCTATTGCAACCAAAATCAACTCAAAGCATTTGTAGGAATACCAACAAGTGATAGTGTTGACAATGACTTACTTGATGACGCAGTAAACGCAGCTAGTCGGCAAATTGACGCATTTTGCGGAAGAATATTTTATGCACAAAGTTCTGCAACTGCTAGAAAGTTTTTCACTAATCACCCATATAGATTAGTAGTAGATGATATATCAACAGATACAGGTTTGGTCGTAAAGTTAGATGATGATGATGACGGCACATTTGAAGTTACAGTAGCAAGTTCAGAGTTTCAATTATTACCAATCAACGGTGTTGTTGGTGGTATTTTAGTAAATCCATTTTACGTTGTTGAATTGTTTTCTGGGGGCAGTCAAGAGTGGCCGTTAGATTTTTCAAGCAATAGACCACGTGCCGAAGTTACGGCAAAATGGGGTTTTCCAAGCGTACCAGAACCAATCAGACAAGCAACACTTATGTTATCTTCAGAGTTGTTTGCAATGCGTAATGCACCTTTAGGTGTCGCCGGGGTAGGCGATTTTGGAGTTGTAAACATACAACAAAACAGAGAAATAACTAGACTGATCGCACCATTTCGTAAAGGCACAGTTCTAGGAGTTGTCTAAATGGCAACACTATCTGAAATAACAGACGGTCTTAAAACAACTTTAGGTAACATTTCTGGTCTAAGATGTTTTGACACAGTACCAGATTATGCAATAAATTTTCCCGCTGCCTTTATAATACCTACAAATATAGAGTTTGATTTAGCAATGCAACGTGGGACAGATCAATATACATTTGATTGTTTACTTGCAGTACAACGTTCAGATAGCCGTACAGGTCAAGACAAGTTACATACATTTATAACAGGGCAGGGTAGCAGTAGTGTAAGACAGATTATATTTAATAATAGAACACTTGGTTTAACAGATACAGACGCAAGAGTTGTGTCCGTATCAAACATAAGTGCTGACGTCAATGTAAATGGAATTGACGCGATCGGTGCTAATATAGAAATACAAGTGATAACAAAAGGTACAAGTTAAATGAAGTATAAAATAATCGGAAACAAAAAAGTAATGGATAAGGTCAAAGGCGAAATNATAACTGTTAAGGATAGCCAACAAGCTAAATCACTTATAAAAGCAGGACACATAGAACCAATCGCTGAAAAAAAAGAACCAAAAAAGCAAGGAAAAAAGTAAGATATGGCTAAGTTTGTATTTAATGACGGTAAGGTATTTGCAGGTGGATATGATCTATCTTTCAATATAACAAGTGTAAATCTTGATATATCAGCTGATGAACTAGACGCTACAACAATTAATAGTGGTGGTTTTAGATCAAGACT